TTCGGTCACAATCAAACGAACGTCCTTGAACATATCAGTATTACCATTAACACTACGGAACAGTTCTGCGTGGAGGTATAGGTTCCGTGCTAGTTGTTTCCGTTCTGTCTGGTCATTCTGATACTTGGGTACGGTTGTCAAACTACATGGGTTGCCTTTGGTGCCAAGGAACTTAGCAAGTGAAACTCCCGGTGCTAGTTTCGTACTAGACGATATTATGTCTTGGAAGTTAGGGTTGAACTTCTGGTCAGGTAAAACTATCATTTGAATATCTTTCCTCTATGGTCTATTGAGTTACCTAATGCGGTGTATCCGAATGTTGGAGTTGTAGCAGTTCCTTTTGCAACACGACCTATCTTAAATGGTAATGGTGCTTCCCATTGGGCACTTATCACTTCGTTCTGTATTAGTATATCAACGAACTTCTGATCTTCTTCATTCTTAATTGTTCGGTTGGCAACGTCTCTTAGCGTTGATCTAATCTCATCAATGGTTGGATCTTTCTCAAACAACCCTGCATAATCGTCTCGTAATAATAACGAGTTTCTCAATGCATCAAGCGGATCGATTGAAACTGCACGGATAGAAAGATGTCCATCAGAAAGTATACCCGAAACCGCATCACAAATTGGTACTGGTTTAACAGGGGTAAGACTTTCCATATTGGTAGGTACTTCTGGGGCACCACCACTTGGTTGTCCCGGACTTTCCTTACTTGCTTTCTCGGAAGTCTTGGCATTCTCTGCTTTGTATGCATAGTTAGATTTGATTGCTTCTAGTGCCTGTCCGTGGAATGAACCATAGAAAGATGCACCCGAAGTAAATGGTGTGGCACCCATTGGCCCCATATAGACAGGAGATGTAAACTCAACTGCCTCACCACCAATCACACCCTTCATACCAATTACTGAGAGTTCAGTCGCAGAGATATTACCTTGAAGTGCAGTGATTGCAAACTCTTCTTCAGCAGATACTTGGAAACGGTTACCAGTGAACATTTCGATCTCTGCACCAATCTGGTTTCTCCAGTATCCCTTAACGATATGATTCTCGTTACCTAATACGATACGCGACTCGTGTTCTACTGTCTTCTGGACATGAGTCCCTTTGGTAAGATAGTTTGTGTTCAATCCTACTTCGGTTATGTTGTTCTTTCTTACCTTGGTGTTTTGATTGCCGTTGGTGTTGACGTTGTAGTCGCCCCCAACATTGACATTGTAATCTCCAGTAACTTCTAGGTTGAGGTTACCATTATACACCAACTTACCATTACCTTCAACAATAACAGTTTGGTCACCCCCAGTTACTTCAACCTTATTATTCAAAGAAGAGATAATGACAGATCCATCTGCCCGAACTTCTACACCTGCACCTGTACGATGTTTGATAAGTACGCGTTCACCACCGGGAGTATCATCGTATGAGATGATATGTCCAGAGGAAGTCTCCTTGACTTGGTTGAAAGGGAAACGAGAAGGTTCTTGGTCTTCTAGATTCAGGGATACCCCTTCGGTACCACCACCCAGATAAAGGTTCTCTACCTTTAGTCCACGAGCAGATTTGTTTATCGATGATCCGTAGTGGTATTCTCTCTTGGGATACTCACCTGTGGGATCTTGGAAACCATCAATTGGTACCCCTTCAGTATTCTCTACTGCGGGATTGTCACCTATCGATACCTTTTTAGTTGTTGTAGTCATACTGCTCTCTTCGTAATCAAGTCTTTCAGTGATAATGATGTTTCGGTCAGAAGGTCTTTGTACACACTCTTCTTGCCGAACTTGTTTTCGACATAAGACACAACATCAAAGTATGGATCTTGAGAGTTTCTATCTATAGCATTGTGACCCATCACTTGACCACCCGAAACTTTCAGATAGAATGATTCACATACTGCTTCTAGAGTCTTCATCTGTGCTTGGGTAAATGATGATGCACTTAAATTTAACAATGGATAGTCTGCTTCGGACGGTACGTTAACACCACCGACCAATGCAACATCAATACAGTTCTTGTCGTGCCCCAGAATAGCACTGGCAGTACTCGGAGTATCCGTTGGCATACCACGTTGTAGTGTACCATCGCGTCTAATGACATAGTGATATTGAATACCATCATGCCCTGCTTCGATGTGTCGTATATGAATCTCTTCACTACCGATATTAGCATTGGTGTAACTCTCGGTGGCATGGACTACGATCTCACTAACATCACGAGTTGTCTTGCGGATCTCTAACTGAAGTTCTTCCTTAGAGTTAACATAAGGGAATACTTTAGTACTTGATTCTTTATATCTTTTGGCAAGTTCTGCTAGATCTACTTCTTCTTTATAGAATGTACCTGCTTCGGATACATTAGATCCTGCAATAGTAGTAGTCACTGCTTCTAATGATGCTTCAATCTTGTCTTGAGTAGCACTAAACTTCTGTACTTCTGCGGTAGGAATACCTGCCGCCCTTGCTTTAGACTCTACTAGTTCTTTAAAACCAGTTACAGTAGAGGCATTATCACCTGCGTCTGCAATAACCTTCTTCATAGCAGGACTAGGATCTGCCGCTTGCGCCAGTATCACTGCCGCTTTAGTCTTGGAAACATCATCACCCTTTTGCATAAGCAATGTTAATTCGGAAATCTTTTCATCAGATAATGGCAACCCACCTATCGCACCTGCGAAAGCACTCTTCAATGCACCTGTCAATTGTTCTCCCAATACTTGTAACGAACCTACCACATCAGATAATCCATCCGCAACTTGACCAACAATATTAGAAAGACCTTCGCCTACTGCCTTGGCAACACCATCCAATACATCAGACATTCCATTTTCAATAGATGCAGTAAGGTCACCGACACTAGTTTCTAATTTGTCTTGTAGTCCACCAAGCGCAGATCCTACAGCATTTGCGGCAGTTTCAGCGGCAGTATCAGCAAGACCTTCTACGGCACTTACTGCACCCAGAACCTCACCGACTAATGTATCCTTTTCTTGCATTACCTTCTTCATGTCGGCACTGCCTTTCAATGAATCTTGTCCAACCCCACCTGCTTGTTTACTTGCTTCACCTGCCACGGTGCTGATCTTAGCGAGGATAGTTGCTTTAGATTCTTTTGCTTCTACTATAGCACCTGCGATAGCATCTACGGCAGACCCACCCAAAGACACAATAGTAATTGGTTCCAGTGGAGGTACGATTCCAGTCAAGGAAGTCATTACTTCATTTACCGTCTGAGTTACATCAGCACCAAGTGTCACGGTAGGAACCAATGATCCCAAGGATGCAGAATCGTGACCTATTAGATCACCTGCACTATCGAATACATTTGTTTGGATAACCTGTGCTACCATTGAGGTAGTCGCGGCACCCAGTGTCTTTACCTTGAATGCGGCAGGATCAGTACTAGGGAATGCAGTAGCACTAGGCATCACCTGAGTCAACTTACTAGAGGTATCACCTGATAATACATTGTTTAGTAGTTTGCTTGGATCGGTCTGACTAATAGGACAGTTGTCTAAACTCTGATAACCATTCGTCACCGCACCCACATCACTACCAAGCACGGTCAACGTGTTTGCTTTCTTTACTTCGGTAGCGTTCTTTGCCGCTTGTAAAATATTACCAGTGTGCGACTCTGCTCCGACCTGTTTGGCATTGGCGGCAAGTTTAGCATTGATTGTATCTATCTTAGACATCGTTATACCTTATTAGCATATATTTCATATACTCTCTTGACTTGGGAACTATAATCGTTTACAATAGGAGCATAGAATCTAGAAAGTATCTCACCTAAAGACTTACCTTTACTCTTATCAATAACATCAGAGTTAAGTATACGAACGTTTGCATCTACTTTTGTAGTATTTAGTTCAAACATAATGAAGGCAAGTTGTACGCTAAAATACATCCAAGATGTGCTAAACTGTTTGAGTCGAGTTAATCTTATGTCGCTCCATCCCATCAATCCAATACCACCTGCATTCTCATAAGTAGTATTGAATGTAGGATTTGTCTCTGCCATAACACCCACGATAGCACACGACTGCTTGATTGTGTAACCATTTGACAAAAAGAACCTTACAGCAATATCTCTACGATACTTTGCCATCACTTCTGTGATAGGTTGATTAGACAATTCATTGCCAAGAGAAGGATCCTTCTCATTGATACCTGATTTTGATATATTGTAGAACTCTACGTTAGGATCAGTTCTTTCGGTTAGATCTTGATATGCAACAGATTTCTGTACTGGACTAGGGTATTCGGTACGAGGTATTGACCCAAGGATCAAAGGAACCTGAGATTGTTTTCCGTCCATAAAGAAACCAAAGACTAGTGCCCCTGCTTCTATTCTTGGAGTAGTACCCAAACCAGACACACCACCTTCGGTAGTAGGCAATACAACCTGTGCCCAAGGTAGATCGTTCTGTGCTATTTGACGTGCAGACGGATTGTGTACACCGTGTATGCGCACTCGTACCCTACCTTCATAACCATAAGGGGGTGTTCCGTCAATGACATCGCCCACGAACCATCGTGTCTTGTCTCCATAATACTTAATCATTTTGATCCCTTCTCTAATTTGAACACGGTAAGTGCCACATCGTGACGAGCATTCTTAAAGGTATGTCTTGTATTGTAAACAAGGAAATCACCACTCCTTAGTCTATCAAGTCCACCATCCTTACCGTTATCATCATTCAATACATTGATCTTAATCTTGTCACCGACAGTACCACCAGACTTAATGAATCCCGGTCCCGGTAATGTAACGTCAATCATATTCTTNTAGATTGCATTACGGTATGCCAGATTCTCTATCTTCTTGAGNAACATAGCAGGACTTACTTCGTCATGCAAAGATTTCTTATCACCNTANACTCCGCGAGAAACTACATTGTGGAATATCTGTGCGTCTGTGTCATGTAGATGATCGCCAGAGATGTTAACAACATCAAAGTCAGGAGTCTTATATTCGGGATCGTATATGTTCTGCTTAGTCTTATCAATAAGACCTGCCTCATTTGCTTGATCAATCATACGATCTATACTAAAATGCTGTGAAGTGTTACGTCCGTTAGATATATCAGTAACAGTATATCTTGAACCGATACCACCTGTCTGTAGTTGTTTAAATGTATTCTGTAATGACGTAGACTTCATACTCTGTACTTGGAAGTACTGTGACGTAGGATCGCCAGTCAACTCTTGCTTCTGTGTATTGGCAGGAGAGAACAGGAATGGTATATCTTCATTCCATGCAGGTTGCTCCAACATCTTATCCAAAGAACCAAGTCTTATGTTCTTGTCGAATGCAGTACCATATAAGAAGAATGGCATACCAAGGTTAGTTGTTGCTTTACCGCACAACCATGATGCCGCTTCTAATGGATGCATATAGGGTATGATACCACGGAAGTTACCTTGGACAGACTCAGACGCATAAGACATATCAACATCAGCACCACACTCATTACCACATAACTTTAAAATCTCGGTATTGAGGTCATCCTTTACTGAGCGAGAGATGTTCTTGGTCTTACTGATCATTGCGTGTTCGTCCATAAAGGAGAACACATAGATCGAAGAAGAACCAGAGTTAGATGACTTGACAATAGTGTCAATGCCTGTTAGAACAAAACTTCTATCCATAACAACATCTTCATTCTCACTAGCAGACAACTCACTCATCATTTGGAGATTAATTCTTTCTGTACCAGAGAATGTAATACTATCAAAGATTGCTTGATCATCAGAGATCGCAATCTGTCCTGTCACATATGGTTTGTCCAAAGATTCGAAGAACACGAGTTCAACAATCAATGGACGAACATCCAAGGTAAACTGATCACCCATCCTATCGGACGTAATCTTTGCTACCTTGTATTTAAACTGGGATTGTCTTTCCATTATTCACTCATTACTTTTGCGAACTCATTCACCAAACCTTTAATAGAAGAAGGTTTTAGTATCTTAATTTGTCTCAACTTCTCGTTGTTCTTTCGTAGGTTGTCTAGGAAAGTTACCTTTACCGCCCCCGAAGGTATCGTCTGGGATAGCGGATCAATATCCACCCATGCACCAGTCGCATCTTCGTAGTGATGAGTACCTTTATATTGTTCAACATCAGACTCAACGATCATTGAAGTATCGAATCCATCTGGGTTACGATAGGATAGTTCTTCGTTCGCAGTAAACTTACCGTCTGTCAAGTTCTTGGTACTTAACCAGTAAGACAATTTATATACTGAAGTAGGACTAAACGGTATACCGCTTATTGTTGCCTTACGTTTAAAGGGATCTAGTGTCTTTGTTACGTTAACAGGAACATCATCNTTTAGTAACACCCACTGNAGTGGTAAGTCAAATGTCTCTGCCTCGTTAACATCTGTTCTTTCTAAAACAACAATACCATTACCGTTAGGAACGACCACTTGTTCAATAATCTCAGATAGGTTAGACACATTAATAGTATCAATGATAAAGGTACCTAATGAAAGATCACGTTTTAGTATGATACCCTGAGTACCAGAGACGTTACCAGTAACCTTAGAACCAATCTGAAACTGATCAGGCGAAGTACCTACAAGTTTAGTTCTAAAGATTGGTTTGTTATCATCATCGTAGTAGTCCACGACATCTTGTTGTTTAATCTTTACAGTAACCTGCCTGTGCGGATATCGTTTAATCGCGGCAGTGTCTACTTCATTCAGGGTTAACGGCCAACCATTCTCTCTGATATGATCGTTCGCAAGAAACAGTGTCCAGTAGTGGTCAGTAGTACCATAGATTTTAAATGATACTTGATCGGGTCTCTCGTTGGCAGGAATAAGATAGTCCTGAAGGAAAATATCATTGACCTTCACCTGATCAATCAGATCCACATACTGGGACAAGTTAGTCGTAAGCGCAAAGGATTGTTCGTCACCAAACTTGTATAGAGCAGGTGGGAAGTTCTTAAAGTATGACATTAAAATCCGTCCTCAATATCTGATTGGGTCAATGCGGCAGTCTCTTGGAAACTTAGAGTCATATCGACTTCCATGAAGTTACCATCTTCGTGCATTGCCATTTGTGATGAGTTGAATGTAGTAGATACGTCACGGAGATAACAAGGTTTTATCTTTGCCAGTCCGGGAATTTCTCCTCCATCATACTCAAAAGAGAGTTGAAATTTCTTTGGGAAGTTGTAACCCAATGAAATAGTTTGTCCACCAATTTGAGCATCAATACTAGAAGGGTATAGTTCAGTGCGGAATATCTTAATGATCTCATTGACTGACTTTTGTTCTTCTGCTGACCTTGCGATAAACTTGAATGCGAATGCGAACTCTCGTATGTTAGGTTGCTTGAACATAATACGCGAGTTAGGGTTTAGTGTTACGCCACCCTGAATCTTTAATGCCGCTTGTGCTTCTGCACCAAACGAACCTGCTTTCTTTGCCAACTGAACACCTGCTAGTTTGGCAAGATCATTACCACCGGGCCCTTTTAGTCCACTAATGAATGAACCAATGCCGTCTGTCATAGCACTTGCCATACCTGCGCCCTGTGCTATCGCACCCCCAACAACACCTAGATCGAAGTTCTCATAGGTTACGTTGTCTCGAAATGCAAGACCCATAGGAAGGTACAATGATATTTTGTCACCCACATCATCAATAGATGATTTGGTGTTTGCTTGTTTTGATAGACCTTCGAACTGTGCTTGTTGTGCTTTGAGTTGTTTACCCTCGGCAACTAGTTCCTCAACGTCATCGATATCAGACTGGCGAAGTTCCCCATTCTTTGAATTTGCCTTTGCCTCATCAATCTTATCTTGGATCTGTGCCTTGATTGCCTTTGCTTTACTATCATCGACCTTTGCCAATTGACTGAAACTATCACCAATACCAGTATCCTCTGTGCCAAGCACACTAAAGATAACCCTTGCTTTATAGTCGGTATCATCTAAAGGGTATGATAACCTCTTACTGCCAGAAGCAACTTCAGCAGTATTGGGAGTGGTAGCACCTCCTTCATAGGAACCAGTAGCACCTGCTTTTAGTTCATCCGCTTTTTGTTGTGCTTTTGTCTTTAATTTATCTAGCATTTAACTAATCCATAAATAGGTTTAAATTCTTATGATTCTATTTATATGAAAACTTACAAGGGAAGATACAAACCTTCGAATAAAGATAAGTATCTAGGCGATCACACCAAGGTGCAGTATCGAAGTATGTGGGAAAGGCACGTTATGAAGTGGTGTGACGATTCCGCACAGGTAGTTAAGTGGAACTCCGAAGAAGTCATTATACCATACTTATGCGAGACTGACAAGAGAATTCATCGGTACTTCATGGATTTCTTGATAAAGTTCAGGGATGGTCGTACCGTATTGGTAGAGGTGAAACCCCATGCCCAGACATTACCACCCAAAACTGGTCAAGGTAGATCCAGACGTATCGTCCTGAACGAGGGTATGACTTATATTAAGAACCAGAGTAAGTGGAAAGAAGCAACCAAGTATGCGGCAGATAGGGGGTGGCACTTCGAGATCTGGACTGAACAGAAACTTCAAGCAATGGGGTTGATGCCTAAACCATTACGATCAAAGAAACCTATTAAACCTTTACCCCCATTCAGACCTAAAGCAAAGACTCGTGTAAAGAAACCACGAGCAAAGCGTTAATATTCATATAAATAAACACATGAGTTATTACAGGATTAACAATGTCTAAGATTTTACAAAGACTAGAACGACAAGCATTCCGTGCAGGTATAACACCTCGCACCAAAGAAAGTCGTGAGTGGTTTTTAAAGAAAGCACAGAATATGAGGTCGATCAATAGAACGGCACTAATGCAAGAAGATGAGTTGAAGCAAGGTGCCAAGCAGATCATCGGTTCTATGCAGATGTTTATGTATGATCCTAAACATAAAGACAAATTACCGTACTATGATATCTTTCCATTGGTCATCGTACTCGGCCCTGCCAAAGGTGGGTTTATGGGACTTAACTTACACTACCTGCCACCTAAGTTGCGTATGCAGTTCTTCGCAAACTTAATGGATATACAGGGTAGTAAGTTGACAGATGATGCCAAGTTTTCATTGACCTATAGGATGTTGAAGAAGTCTTCTGGTTTAAGATACTTCAAACCTTGTCTAAAGCATTACTTGAACTCACAGGTAACAAGTAAGTTCGCGGAAGTACTAGCACCAGAATGGGAAGTTGCAATCTTCTTACCTACTGCTCAGTTCCGTAAGGCAAACAGTTATAAAGTACATTACGATAGTAGGAGTCAGATTCAGTGAGTGCAGGTTCATCAATAGAAACATTAAAAGCAGAACTCAGTAAGTCGGGTGGTTTGGCAAAGGCGAATCAGTTCATGGTTCAACTACCCCAACTATCTACCTTTCCTGTAGACGCACAGGCATTGAACATTTTCTGTACGGTTGCGTCATTACCGGGACGGCAGATCACATCCATCGATAAGCAAATGGGAACAACCTTACGCAAGATTGCTAATGGTTATGCTACTACAGATCTAACATTGACCTTCTTGGTAGGAAACGATCATGTGGCACGACAGTACTTCGAAGCATGGCAAGCAGAGGCACACGATCCAGTGAGTCGTACCGTAGGTTACTTCGAAGATTATACATACCCAGTGAAGATTGCGTTAATAGAGAGAGGACTTAGATTGTCTATCTTCAAGAAGCAGTTGGGGTTCGTAGATAAGATCCCATCCTTCATACGGAACAGACTACCCAAGGTTGGCCCGATTGATCTACAGCAAGGCGAGATAGATGCAGGTGCAAGTTTCAATGAGAAGAAGACATACTCGGTTTCATTACGAGAGTGTTACCCAACTACGATCTCTGATCAACAGTTAGGTAATGCAGAAGAAGGTGTAATGGAATTGACAGTACAACTATCGTACACTGATTGGGAAAGCACGGTAGGACAACATACAGGCACAGGCGAAGCAATTGGTCGTGGTGCTATTTCATCATTAACAAACTTTCTATTAGGAAAGATTTAATTATTATTTAATATTGGAGAATATTATGGCATTACCAAAACTAAACGAATCACCGCAATACACTTGTAAAGTCCCTTCTACTGGAGATACTGTCAGTTACCGACCATACTTGGTCAAAGAAGAGAAGATACTAATGATTGCATTTGAGACTGGTCATCAGAAAGAAGCATTGAATGCAATCGTCAATACACTAGACGCTTGTATTGAAAACATAGATGCAAGAAGTCTAACGACATTTGACGTAGAGTATCTGTTTACTCAGGTTAGATCTAAGTCAGTTGGAGAGAGTGCGACTATTGTGGTACCTTGCTCCCATGAAGGGTGTGGACATAAGAACGAAGTGTCNCTAGACATCGCGGCAATTCAAGTTAAGTTCCCCGAAGATCAGGAAAGCACAATTGAGATAACAGACAATATATCAGTAGAGATGCAATACCCAAAGTACTCGGATGTACTGAAGATGGATCTCGAAGAGGGTGATCAGACGGAGATGGGTTTTGCTATGTTAGCACAATCAATTGCCGCCATCCTAACCGAAGACGAAAGGATCGATGCCAGTGAATCAACACAAGAAGAGTTGATTGACTTCATTGAGTCCATGACATCAGACCAGTTTGCAGGTGTGTCAAAGTTCCTNAGTGAACTACCTGCAATAGAACATGATCTTAAATTTGCGTGTGAAGGTTGCGGAGAGACGGTAGAAAGGAAACTGAAAGGGATATCTGATTTTTTGTCATAAACCTTTCTCACGATAACTTGGTCAATCATTATAAGACCAACTTTTCGTTGATGCAACACCATCATTATAATCTAGCAGAAATAGATACAATGATGCCGTGGGAAAGGGAGATATATGTAAGTATGTTAATTGATTATGTAAAGGAAGAGAACGATAGAATTAAACAAGAACAACAAGGGCAGTAACAATGGCAGAGACCAACCTAAAACAAGTAGCAGTCGGTTTAAGAGAACTCAACGATACAACGAAGAGTGGAGATAAAGCGACTACTACCCAGTTAACGAACCTAAACAAGAACATGGAAAAGTTCTTGAAGTCGTTTGCGGGGGATAAACTTGACGATGAAGAGAAGCGCAGAGACGATAAGAAAGGTAAGGGCGATAAACCCAAGTCTTCTCCTATCAAAGGTTTCCAGAAAGATGACTTCACTGGTGGAATGGGTATCGCAGGATTTGCCCTAACTCTCGGTGCGGCAGTCGCAGGATTCGTCACTGGTGTGGCAACTTGGTTAGGTGGGTTTGCCTCTAAATTACTCAAAGGTACTTGGATTGATAAAGCAACAGCAGGATTCCGTTCTTCTATTGCCAAGGGAGTAAAGAGTCTAAGTAGGAACTTGAAGAACGTTAGTAATGCATTCATGGCAGGTACTAGAGGTTTCAAGAGTATGGGTAAGGGTGTCAATGGTGCATTCAAACCTATGGGCACGATGTCTAAGATAATGAATAATATTGGTAAAGGGATACGATTCTTACTGACTCCCTTCCGTGCCGTTGGTAAGTCAATAGAGTCTAGTCAGAAAGCAGGTGGTCTGTTAGCAAAAATAGTGGCAACCTTCAAGAACCTGTTCGCTGGCCCTACGAAGTTGTTGAGTGGGTTTGGTAATATGTTTTCTAAGGGTGGAACTTTAGGAAAAGTCTTTAATGCATTCAAAGTGTTCGGTACTAAGATTCCTATCGTTGGTCAAGTCATCAGTGGTTTAATCGGTCTGTTTGATGGATTCAAAGGATTCAAGGAGCAGGAAGGTGGGTTCGGAAAGAAGATGACAAGAGGTATCGTTGACTTCTTAGGTTCTCTTGCAAAGAATATTATTGGTGGTTTGGTTGATCTTGTACTGTGGATACCAAAGAAGATTATGGGTTTCGTATTAAAGACTCTTGGTTTTGAAGAGTTTGGAAAGATGGTCTCGGAATTCAGTCTAATGGATTTGATTGGAGACTTGTTTGGTAGTATTGGTGACATATTCACCAACACAGATAATGCAGGAGAGATATTCAAACTAAAGTTTGACTTGATCATACAAAATGCTATACAAGGAATCACTGATTGGTTCTCTGCGGTTGGTGATATGCTTGGGTTAGATGGGGAAGGGTTTACTTTCGAATGGTTACTAGAACTTCCTACTAGGATTTGGAATACTATCAAGACGTTGGTCACTGGAGCATTCACAAAGATCCTTCAGTTGCTCGGTCTTGAGGGTAAGTTTGATGATGCCAAGAGTGCAGTCGGTGACTTCGCGTTAATGGCATTGAATAAACTAAAGGAACTGATAGGTAGTATACTACCAGACGCAGACTCACTGTTAGGTAAACTAGTACCAGATGCAGTCTACGATTATGTTAATGTTGCTCCACCCCCACCTGTAGAAGCAGTGGGAGCAGAGAATACAAACGAATCTGAGATTCCTGAACTTCCTGTAGAAAAGAACGAATCTGAGATTCCTGAACTTCCTGTAGAAGTTACGAAGACTAAAGCGGCAAGTGATACTAATCCTAAGAAACCAATGAACGCGGCCACAGCGGAATTCCTTAAAGATCTAGACGATCCTGCATACCAAAAAGATCAGGAAGCAAAGAGAAAGAAACGTGCCCAGATCAGAGCAGACAGGGATCGACGTGCCGAAGATAAATTGCTCAGAGACGAAGAGAAACTGTTAAAGATCAAGTCTACTGGTAAGTTCAAGGGTGTGCAACTAGAAGAAGACAGCGCATTTGGCAAACGCATCTTGGGTCAAACCGATAGCAAACTTGCACATATTGAAGACATCAAAGCANGAAGAGGTGCTGAGTTAGATNCAATGTCTAAGGAGAACGCGCAAGCGGCAGGTGGTACTAATGCCGTTATGATTGCTCCCCAGACATCGACAGTAACAAACAATAGTAACAGTAACACTGCGGCAATCATTGATAATAATCTACCAACCCAAGATAACAATGATAGAAGTTTCCACGACATGGAATGGATTAACTAGAGTGGCATACAGTGAGAAGTTACTAGACCATTACGAGAATCCCCGAAACGTGGGAAAGATGGACGAACACGATAAGAACGTGGGCACTGGTATGGTAGGTGCCCCTGCGTGTGGTGATGTTATGAGACTACAGATAAGAGTAAGCGAAGAAGGAATAATAGAAGATGCGAAGTTCAAGACTTACGGTTGCGGTAGTGCTATTGCTTCTAGTAGTCTACTTACTGAATGGGTCATTGGTCAGTCCTTGGATAAAGCAAACACCATACGGAATACAGAATTGGCAGAAGAGTTAGCATTGCCACCTGTTAAGATACACTGTTCTGTCCTAGCAGAGGACGCGATTAAGACTGCGATAGCAGATTACAGGAATAAAAAAAGGGGATGACATCCAGTCATACCCCTTATAAACACTTATCACTCCATCCCTACACCCGATCAACTGGTTCGAAACTTCTCCGTGACCCACGTCTGGTTTAGTGTTTTAGTTAAAGGTGAGTTTAATATCAGCAGATTTTCACTCACTGAGTTCCAATCACCTATTCTTGTGCCATCTTAGCAAAGTAAGATAGCGTATCCTCTTCATCAGATGCCGCACCTACCGTTGGGGCAGGAGCAGAAACGATCTCTGGTTGAGGAGCAGAACGTCCCACATTCATCTCAGCAGTCTGAGTGAGTGCTTCATTCTTTTGTGTTACATTACCACCAACTGCCGTTCCAAGAACTAATTCTAATCTAGAAGAAAGTTCATCAAAAGACTTGTAGTTAGCAGGATCTACAAATTCATGTAGGTCATACTGTTGGTTGTAAGTTGCTTCCAACTTAACTTCATCTGAGTCATATAGAGCAGTAGTTGATTTGAACTCAGACTTGTCATAGTTGCGATATCCTGCAACATTACGAATCTTCAATTCAAAGTCTGCACCTGCCCAGAAGTCGAATGGGTTAATCGGAGTTTCACCGGGAAACTGTGGTTGCATCATATCCATGATCTTATCAAAGATCTTCTTACCATACTCATAGAAGAATACTTTCCCATTGTTCTGGGGGTTAGTTGGATCGTTTACTACTAAGATGTTTGACACATAGTGTAGTCTACGTTTCTGCCTACGAGCAGTTTCTTTATCGTCTTCGATACCCGAATTCCACAAACGTGAATTCAGTTCGGACACAGGATCCTTCTGACCAATGGTAGTGAGAGACTTCTCAATATACCACTGACCTGCCGGGCCTTTGAATCCGTGATCCCAATATCGTTCCCAAGGCATATCTGCCCCTTCCATTGCAGGGAGGAAACGAATCACAGCGTAACCATTGCCGTTATCATCAACGGTAGGTTTCCACTTGCGATCATCATCGTACTTATTGGTTTTGGTTGTTTGACCTGACGCTTCTTGCGCGGCAGTTACTAGTTTGCTCATATCGGTTGATCGAGACTTTAGGTTTGCAAAAGACATATTATTTTCTCCAGTATATGCATTGTATTACAGTTGTGTTACACAGCGTATTTTCACTTTGTACTTTATTGTACCATAGTATTGTAACCTATTTATACACATAAGTCAAGTGTTATTTAAACATCTAGTGAATTAGTTTTCTCTAGAAAGTTCAAACTCATTGCCTCACTTTCAAGGCAGTCAATGATAGAGGTAGTCAAATACTTCTTAACGTCCTCTACTTCCATGTTATTCTTATCGCACATATGCACAATAGAATCCATGTAATTAAGTCCAGAGTTCCTCACCGTCCTCTCCACCATCTTCGAGAACTTCTTCTTGTTCATAAAGTTGTCTGGGGTCTGGGGTGTAGTTGTCTGTACTGTAAATTCTGTCATCGTCATGTTTCATTTCCTCGGTGTAAACACCAACATCTTTATAATAATGACCTACAGTCCTCTTAGGTCTTCCACACGGAAAGTATGCCATTGTCGTAACGACAGTCTTCATCCTTCCTTCACGATGTCTTCCGTATCTCATGTCTAACCATATGCTAGACTCTAGGAACTTCTTCAGGTTACCAAGGTAGACTTCAAGTATCTGATACTCGTGTCTCTCTTTAGTATCCTTGGACAGTCTCTTTGCTTTCATTGAGGTAAGTTCTGACTGGATCTCCTTGACCCATACTCGAACCTTCTTCCAATGGATAGGACTATCCTCGTCTTGTTCCAATAACAAGGGATGGACGCTCTTGGAACCATCATGTCCTCGTGCTTCACGCGCCTTGGCAAGTCTTTCGACTGCCGCGAGACGTTGCTCTTCGGACATGGGTTTCCGTTTGCGCTTTACGCTTGCCATGCTTCACACCGATATTCGACAAGGTTCTCGGTTCGCAGTGAACGCCATTCAGCAACTTCAAGGTCATACAGCACAACTAGTGCAACAGACTCTTTACGTTCCTTACCTGCTTCGGGGATCTTATCTTCGGGGATCAAGTCAGTCTTCAGGGTGGCAATCATATTGCGCGTGTCACCGTTAACCTTCCTGAACTGTAAGTGTGTCACACCATCGCGTAACGCACCAACAAGACCATTCTTTATAACTTGAAGATGGTCTGCTTTCTCTTCGATGTTAATTTCTTCAGGAGTTTCTGGCATTGTCAATTCTTGCAACTTCGTCTTCATCATCTTTTACTTCCTCAAATTCGGCATCATCGGCACCATCGCCTTTTGCCTGTTCATGTAATTCTTTAACCCANTCATCACCTTCATCAAAGTAAACGATNAGTCGCTCGTTCGCCATGATCAGATCTTCGATCTGTTTCAATTCATCTTCTTTAGCACCATCTTTAACACGTTCTTGAACGTAGACGATGTTGTTCACATAAGTTTCTTTCAGAACGCCCTTTGCTACTTCGACATCTGCTTTCCACTGTTTTTCTGTATAGGCCATAACGGATCTTCTCCTTCAATTGATTTAATTTCTTGTTCAAATAACACATTCAGTCTCATCATTCTTCTTCTACTTTGTTGCGCAGTCTGCGCTGATCTAAGTTGCAAATGTCTGAGTCGCTTGTTCATTGGTATCCTTGTCTGTGTATTAAGTTTATATTATACCACGCTAGATTGGGGTTGTCAACACTTTCCGGCACTCATTCATTCTACGCATTGACATTCTTACTCCATATAGTTCGTCATACTTGTTTAATGACGCAGATAACCATACCAATAGGATTGCTGTGGCGATGACTTCCTTAACCGACATCTTCTTTGTGAAACCAGTCGGGTGTCTTTCTTTTAGTCCACTTAGCAAAACCTTTCTTCTCCTCTATATAGTATTTCCGGTAAGCATCAACCACATCGTCTTGCTTGCAGTGATCAGGCATACACTGAGGCATCTCTGTCTCTCGTGCCCATCGGTAATCAGTACCGTCTGGTACGATAGGTGAGAACCATAACATACCACCTAGATCTTTATATGTCTTGTGTACACGTCCATAACGATGTTCGTACTCCTTCGCGGTTGCTTGGAAGTGCTTGTATAACCATCGGTAGTTTTCGTTATTCTCTCGTGCCCAGATAGCAGACGGATGATTCTTATGGGCAACCTTATATAGCAGTCNTTCTTTGGCGGCACCTTTTACTACATAGTGATCGACCATACGCTTGCCAGACTTGGATAGACGTTTCTCTGGAGTACCCATTAATACACGGTGAGCAGTAGAAAGTAGTTGACCATATTCGGTCACCATTTTGACAACGTGCTTATCACACATCATCTGTGCGGCAACAACAGGATCATTATCTAATCTAAATATATTCATTGGTCACTATCCTTTAGTGGTGGGTATTCGGCATACACAAGTTTNCCTTGCTTCTTTGCTTCACGCTTGCGATCAAGAAATACCTTTGCCTTGTTGTACTTGCGTTGGAACTTAGCAACAGGGTTGCGTGGTTTACTCACTGCTCGTCTCTCCCTTTAATCTCTACCCACAAGATAAACACGCCAAACAGGATGAGGAGGGATAACCCCTCACCGAATGTTAGTGATGCGATAAAGTCAATCATTTTGTCACACACCCATAGTAAGTCTTACCCCACATACGGTATGCTTTCTGTGTCTTACAGTCATAGACTTCACGAAGTCTTCCAGTAGCACCGATCTTAACTTTGCTCTGTCGAGTGATAACACCATCTTTGAGCATCATGCGTAGTATCAGATCGTAAGAGATAAACTTCTCACCGATCATAAGTGAAGCGACATCGTATTTCTTGGCAGACAGAGATACTTCTTTGTCAACCATAGGAGTCTCACCTAGAACACATTCGACACGAAGTGCCGCCATATCAAGACCACCGAAAGCGAGAGTGAATCCCCCTGCGGCACCAGTTGTTGCTTGAGCAGTATAATTATTAAACATATTTATTTCACCTGTATCATATAAGAAGGTTTAGTTGGATCAAGAATCAGATCAGCATTGGTCACTTCGTACTCTTTGGCAAAGCGCATCCATACTTGATCAGTGTTAGGTTCAGTTTGGTAAAGGAAAGAGAAGATGTTGTCAGTCTCTTGTGAGGTGTTGGTCGCGTCAACGACAATCATATCAACGTCATCGTTATCATACCAATCTAACTTAGAAGTAAACGCATCTGCAACACGATTGAAGTAGAACACGTTAGTATCAATTGTCTTGGCATAGTTGAATATTCTGTCTTTCATAATCATCTTCTCTTTATCACTGAATAGGGTACTATTATACCACCATTCTATGTACCGCGCAACCCCTTTCTTAGACTATTATCATATAACATGACACTTTCTTATAACCTTTTCGAATAAGGTGTTATAGAACCCAGTCATATTCATAGGTGATTCAGTGTATACGCAAGCATACAGTCCTCGTGGACTCATTGAAATGTTCTCAGTAGACTTATGTAAGGTAGATCCTCTTATGGCAATAATATCCCCTGCTTTTGGATAGACCGTTACCCACTCACCATCGTCTTCGTTCTGTAATGACAAGGTTCCGTTCCAAGGAGTAAAGTCGTCTAGTACAACACTGAGATTGACTGTATGTATAGACCCATCGATGTTCGTGCCATACTGGTTATCAAAGTGTGCTTCGAAGGTCATACCATCATGTGGCAACTTGTATACTACTTGATCGTTGAATAGATATGTTTTGGAACCAAGAATACTCTCTGCAACTGACCTCATGGCATCTGAAGTATAAAACTCCATCAAGTCACCGTTGAATCTACCTGCACATGATATTCCGTCCCACTTAGAGAACTCACGACTTTTGTGTCGCATAGGTAATGCGTTTTCTTTGATAGCATCAATCTGTGATTTCGGTATCACTTCAGATATCAGTTCCCAACCTCTTAGTTGGTAGTTATTCGCTAGTTGGTACTTTTTCGCCATCATAATAGAAACTCTCACCACATCCGCATTCCCCTGTCACATTGGGGTTGACGAATTGAAATCCTTCACTGAATCCTTCGACTACATATTCTAACCGTGTTCCAGTCATAAATAACATACTCTTGGGGTCTATCACTAGGGACACTTCCTCTAGTGGAACAATAACATCATCATGCTTTCTTGCGTATGAGTACTCCATATGATATGCGTACCCACTACAACCTGCACCTTTAACTTCTAACCTAATACCATTACAGTCAGGACGCGAGACTAATCTCTGTCGTAAAACGACTAATGCATCTGGTGTTACGGTGATCACAGTCCTAACAGACCCCAACCGTGATTGGCAATGGCATTAAGGATGATTGCGACACAGGTTGCCATATGGGTAAACCACCACACGGTACGGACACCTGCAATCGTGTTTGCTTGCTTGTCCGTCTCACCAACTTTCTCACCTAGACTCTTTGCCCAGATTCTCCACCATTTGCTCAAGTTCTTTTACTCTCTCTTCTAATTGATTAATATATTCTTCTACTATCTCTCTTTCGCAGAGAGTCTTACAACAAATAGATATGTGTTGCTTGGCACGAACTGCTAGTGGTTGGGTACCACGTCTCATCCCATCCATCCTACTACAATATTAATCATAAACAAATACGCACACAATAGGTTGCTACCCACAATGATCGTTCTGATCAATGCAATCTTATCGTCTTGCCCATAGGTCTGTTCATCGGAGAATGACCCAAGTGCGTGTTTCCAAATTGTCCATTTGGATTGTTTGTTGTCCCAGTTCTTCACTGATTGTATCTACTCCGTTAGAAGTGATCGACCACGGAGTTGTTCCGTGATAATCTTGTTCATATAGAAGAAGTTCGGATCGTCTTGATATACTATCTGGAACTCATCTAAGATCTGTTTGTTCGTATACCCACTATATAACATAGGATCTACNAACTCCTGTACCTGCTGTATTACGCTACCTATTGCACTCATGTTAATTCTCCACTTATTTATACCATTATATAGTATTTTTGGAACTTTGTCAAGGTATAAATAAAGGTAAACGCAAAATAAAGGTATAAATATGAGTGACGAGATCTTTGACTTTGGATTTACCATTGTAGATGAGGACGAACTAGAGGCAGTACAGAGTGCCGTTGCTAGTGCCAGTGCTACCTCTGACGAAGTGGATACATACAAAGAACGACTAGACAAGTTGTACAATGGCATCCAACCATTGCTGAACAACTTNAAACAGAATCCTGAGAAGGATTATATNCTGTGGCCAAAACGACTAGAGAAGATCGAACTATTCGAGACTCACATACAAAAGATTTATAAAGGATAAACCATGCAATATAGAGCAGTGAATGAACTTCTTCAGAAGGGTAAAAGGTCGGCAGGATCATCTGTTGGGAATTATATCCATAAGAAAGATAAGCAGAACCAATGGGGTAAGTTAAACTACATCATAGATGCAGAAGTGCGTACCAATGATCTAGTTACACGATGGAAGGATGCCGACTCTCATACTGTTAATGATGTGTTCAACTACTGCCCTATGGTACTTAACTANCTNTCNTTGAANGGATTCAATAAGGTGTTGTTTGTTGGTCACTTCAATGCGGCACAAGCATCTTGGACATATCCTCGTAAGTCTGATCGTAACCTACATCCAACTCCAACGTTCAAGTCTGCCGATACTACTATGGTAGATCCTAACATCTGGATTCAGTTTCTTCCTATTGTCAAGATGGCAATGGGTTACAGAGACTTCCAAATGCATACTGCCAAACCACCAGAGTCTAGGTTCACTCAGTTGATGCACTCGTTATATAAACGATACGAGATTGATCTTGTTCCTGCATCCGAGCAATACAAGCACGGTGGTAATGTTACTATAACACCCCCACATAATACAATGTATGATGCGGTTGTGTTTGCAGGTGTACCTAAGACTGGAGAAGACGAGGGATTCACCGAACATCACATTCGATCTACNTTCTCGCCAATATGTTGTGANGGATTTGAGATCATTGATATTAACTATCAGGACAAAGACCACGACAAATACATTGGTGGTGTCCGTGAGAATAATTCTGATTGGTTGAACGAGGTGTTTGTTAGTCGGACTATCTGGGATGATAGATTCAGAGAAGAGTCTGAGGCAGACAGGAACATAGAATACTCTATACTAGATACTATGATTGACTGCCACAAAACTCCCGGAGGTATTACTTACCCATCGGGATATGACTTCGAGTAATTATCGAGTCTTCTTCTTTGTCTCACTGGCAATCCACTTACGCGCTTTGGAGTTGTCTGGTGCTTTCTTTGCCCAGACACCAACGCCTTTGTATGCCGCCATTGTTTCTTTCTCGTAGTCTTTACCGTCTGAGTTATCTACGATAAAGGTTTTGCTTCGCCCGAATGCGGTCTGAAACTTACCAATATTGTCTTGCACTGCTTGCCACATTGGTTCTAACATCTTCTTACCGATAGTACGTTTTCGTGCTTGGTCACGACCTACGGCAGTATCTAAGTTAGTGTTGACTATGATGATCGCACAATCATAACCCAACTTCTCTAGTTCTTTGCGTTGCTTGTTTAACTTGTCAAAGTCTTTACCAGTACCATCAATAACAATACCCAACCGACCTTTAAGATAGATCTCTTTCTTCTTGGCAGTAATCTCTGTTGCCTTACCACGAAGTTCCTGACCCTTGACCGAGAAGATCTCTTCGGGTGACATCTCCATTCCTGCTTTCTTCATAGAGTTCTCGAACGCGTCATCGGAGTTGATGACACGGAATCCGAAAGATCCAAGACCAGTCTTACCTGCTATGAATGACTTACCCGAACCGGGCCCACCTGCTAGGAATACTGCTTTAAAGATGGCAGGATCATTGACCCCTTCTTGTAACTCTACTTGTTCGGTGAATGTCTTAAACTTCTGCATGGGTGACCTGTATGTAATGGTTTGTAATATACGTTTATTTATACAAATGCGGCAATTAAGAATGCAAGTCCACACCAAATAAGTACGTTAGGGTATATTCTCCAACACGAAACGAAGTCACTCAATGTGTCTCCTATGAAGTTGCTTAACTTACCCAATACTACTACTAGATCTTCTTTACTTGGCATACTATCTCTCCTTTACTATTACGGTTACGTTCTTACCTACTGGCACTTGCAGTCTATCATGTTTGTGATACAAGTAAAACTTAACGTGCTTGAACTCTTTAAAGAGTCCAGTCCATACTGGTCTCCAGTTGTTGGCAATCCTATAGGTGTTCTGTTCACTACGATCTGATTCTAACAATAGGTCTGTATAAGATCTGAGGTTAGTATCGAACATAGCATCAAAACCATAGATGTGTACTTCTGTTGCNCCCTTAACACGACAAGCATAGTCGATTGCCATATGTCCACAGGAATAGTTAGTGGATGCCTGTCCTGCGTCTTGTCCTTCCAATTGTGCATACTGAGGTATGTGTGTATGCATTGCTTTGATCTTCTGAGCATACTTGAGATAGAACGCAGGGTTCATCTCCATCCAATGTCTGGGACGCATACCAAGAACCCAATCATACATATCGAGTTTGATGTGACCCTGTGCTAGTGCCAACATCATCTTGTAATCTACCATGCAGGTTGCATAGACTTCACTGTTGGGTATTTCGAAGGGAGGCATATTACATATCAGTAACCTACCATCTTGCCCACGTTCAAACATATGGGCATTGTCCCCATTACCAAGTACATTCCATCTCATAATCTATCCTAAAAGTCTAATCCAAATGATTCTTTCAATTGTGTGTACTGTCCATCTTCGCTAGGGTGACCGTAATGTTCTGCCAACTTTGCGCGATTGATAATATGTTCTTCTTCGATATCTTCTTTACTCTGACCAAAGTATGCAACCGCATAGTGGTCGCGGATCATAATATCATTGACGGTCATCTCCGAATCAGTCGTTGGATCGTAGACAACAAACTCTCCGAGGATACGTCCGTACTTTCCCTTTCCGTCCTTTCGAGTACGGATCTTGCATCGCTCCCCAAGTTTTCCTTCAAGGAACTTTGATGCAATCTTCCCAAAGACTTTCTCGACCAGATCTCTTGTACGCGACTCAGGAGTATCGATACCATATAGACGAATCCGCTGATTAGCATACACGATACCGAAACCAAGATCAAGGTCAACGTCCACAGTATCGCCATCAACCACTCTAACAATTTTTGCACTATATTCATACATATTCTTCGAACCTTATTATTTATTCTCTGTATGTATGTATATGATTTGTTA